GGATCGGCAAATTTTCTAATGTACTAGCTGGTAATTGTGCAGCTTTGCAAATAAATTGTCCTTGTACAGCAGCAACTCTTCCACCAGTGACATAAGAAGGAAATTGTAAGTCAACACGGAACTGATTGGGACGAGCTCCACCACCAGTCATGTTCGCTTTAAAGTCAGCAATATTAGCCATGTTTTATTTCTCCTTTTTTATATTTAGCCACCAATTTCACTAAAGTCTACACTTGATTTACTAGCTACAAATGTAAGAGTAATGAAGTTAATTGCTCTGTTAGGTTTAATGAATATATCTGCACGGAATTCGTTTCTATCAACTACATCACCTGTGTTGTTAGTAGAGTCACAAACTACTGTAAAGTCTGTAATTCCTCGTCTTCCTTGTACATCTCTTAAGAAAGGATTGACTGCGTTTTTAAAGTCGTTTCTTGTGAACTCATCGTTGAATTCAAAGAGTTGTGCTTTTGCAGCAATCGCAATCGCTTTTTCTAGTACGATAAACAATCTACGAACATTGATTCTGTTGAATGCAGATTCGCTAGAAAGTAGAGTCTTGTCACCAAATAGTTGTGTACCATTTCCTGGGAATGTTACAACAGGGTTTACACCAGCTTGGTATAAAGTATCCCTTTGAGTTTTGTTTGGCGAGAATGCTAATTTAACAACATTCTTGATTTGACCTCTAGAAGCACCAGCTGGTGAGAACCAAGCATCTTGGTCATAGTCAGTTCTTGCAGCGAGACCTGCTATGTCACCATTTAGTGGTACATATCTATATTTATCGTTGTATCTGTCGTACTGGTATTTAGAACCAGTATCAAGCACACCATAAGATGAGCTTGGTAATGAATTTCTGTAAGTAGTAATGTCACCCACTGGGTCAGCATCAGTTGCTAGGATAGTATTTCCTGAAGCATCTTCAGCAGAACAGAATACCATACAGTCTTTTCTTACTTCAGCAATATTGTTAATTGCATAAGTAGCAGTGACTGCTGGAGCTTTACCAACCATAACTAGTGAAATGTCATACAGCTCGTCATTAGCAAAAATGCTAAGAGCAGTTTGAATATCACCATCAGTTGGTGCAGTATCTACTCCACTTGAAAGACTTACTGAATAAACTGCACCAAGGTCACCAAAAGTAGTACCACTTGAAGCAGCACCCCATGCAGTACCTGTGACAGTTGGATGATCCATCCACCAGACAAATCTTGACTGTGAGTTAATTACATCTTTATAAAAATTATTAGATCCGTCGAACTTTTTAGCATCGCTTGCAGCAGATACATGAGCAAAAGTTTCTAGAACTGAACCAGCAGTTCCAGTAAACAAACCATCTTCATCAATTACTAGTACATGAAGTTCGTCATCCGAACCACCTGCAGCAGCAACTGAAGCAGAAGTGCCAGGAATTCTATCGAAGTTTCCTTTGTTTGCCCATGATGCAAAAGTTGCAGAGTCAGCAATCTCTACTTTAAGAGAGTTTCCTCTTGAGCCTGCCCACTTTGCAGCGAAAGTACCGACATTATTTGACCCACCAACATATGAAGAGGTGTAGTCATTTAAGTTTTTAATCTTAACAGCTGTACCAGTAGCAACTGCGTTTCTCGCAGCAGTAGTGTCGGCACGAACTGTCAATAAGTTATTTGAATATGATAGGAAGTTAGCTGCAGTGAAAAAACTATCGAAAGTTGCGTCGGTAGGTTCACCGAATCTTTCTACTAAGTTATTTTCAGAAACAATTTGTACAGGGTCTTCGATTGGACCCCATTGAAAGTTCCCAGCAAAAGCACCAGATGATGTTGCCACATTAGGTACAATTGAAGTGAAATCTTGTTCTTTGACAACTACTCCAGGACTGAGTTGAAAAGCCATTTGTTTCTCCTTATTAATGAATTCGTTAATTCAAAAGGGAACTATTAATTCCCCAATGCTTTTATTTAGTTTTTATACGATTTTAGAAGTTTAAAAGCTCTTCCTCGTCATCGTACTTCTGCCCATCGTTAATAAAACCGAAAGGAGTCAACTCCTCTTCTATCTGTTTCATCTGGTTTTTATACATCTCTTCTCGTAAATTTACATCGTTAGATTCCGTAAAATAAGAGTCTGATGTAAGCCAACCAAACAATACTAGGCACATAACTAAGTCATCGTGATATCCGTCATCAGCAGAAAAAGATCCTTTGTTTTCAATAAAGGTACTTATCTCACCTATAATATCCCCATCATAAATGTGTAGTTTGCCTTCGTCTATTAATGTTTTTAGATTCTGGCAACCAATTCTTTTAATTTTTCTATCAGTATTTACTCCATACTGACTTTTACCTGAGCCAAACCCTCCAGTAATCTTTTGACCCATGTTTGTACGAGAAACCATAATCATGTTCTCGTACTCTAGTTCGTTGTACAATATATAAGGTACTTGCTCACTAGCATTTGTTTCTACTAATACCTGAGCATTATAATATTCCTTGCCCACCTTATCAATAATATTGGGATAAAGTAAAGGACTAATAGAGTTGTTTCTATACTTTGCTACAACTTTATATGGTACTGCTGTCGTATCTATTACTACGAAAGCACTGTAATCTCCACCCACACCTTTAGCAGTATCTGCGACTAGAGTATATGAATGTCCAGGAATCGGCTCTTCTTGTATATCTAAACCATCTCTTGATAATATAAATGGCTTGGGTTTCATTTCACCTATTGCACTCGCACTTATAAGAGTAGCACTAGATCCTAAGAACTCACATAATACTTCCTGATTAAATTTTAAGTCACCAAGTAATGCTCTTTGTTTTTCTGCCCACTTTTTAGTTCTTCCTGGGATATCAGTATAAGGTATAAACAATGGAGCAAAATCATTCCTGCCCTCTTGTGCAGCTTCCCAGTATCTCCAGAAGTGATTATATCCTAGAGGTGTCGAGGACAGTAATACTTTGGTATCTTTACCAGCTGAGATCGTAGGATAAACAGAAGTAAAAAATTCTTCTGCTACAGTATTCGGTATAATCGCAGCTTCATCAATATAAAGCCAGTTTACTGATTTACCACGAATCGCTGAACTAGAAGTCGCAGCAGTAAATATCTTTGAGCCATTCTCTAATTCTATATCACCCTTGTTCCAAACAGCTACACCTTGTTGCATCCAGTTAGGAAGGTACTCGTACATAAGTTGGTATCTAGATAAAACTTCTCTGGCAGCAGTAGCTTTGTTTGCCATAATCGCAGCAGTCTTATTATCATTAAATAATGTGAAGTGTAATATACATGCAGCACTTACGACTGTTTTACCCTGCTGTCTTCCTTCCATTAGAATCGTCTGACGATTCTTCATGATATGTTTTACTTTTCTTTTTTGACAAGCATACAGTTTAAAATCAACAACACCATCATCAAGTGATACAATCTTGCAGTAGTTTTCGATAAAGTATATTGGGTTGCGTTTACACTTGATATACTCTTTGACTTGTTCCTCTGTAAATTCTACAGGAACACCTACAGCTTTTAGATTTTGATTTGCATTATAATAGGTCGATGCCATTAGTCCTCCTTGCGGAGATTATTATACAACAGTAATTGTACCAAGCATATTGCTCGGATGAGCAGTACATCTATATTGGTAAGTATTTCCTGTTGCAGCATTCATCGGAATTGTGAATGTAATAATATCATTAGTTGTAGCAAGGTTTCTAGTTGCGTTAGTTGAGCTGATATAATCAGCAGCAGGTGCAGTAGATGTACCGAACTCTACGATTTCAAGTGGGTGTGCGTTTCCAGCAATCGTATGTCTGAAACGATAAGTATGTCCTCTATATACAAATAGTTGTGGATCGTTTTCACCAGCAGTTAAAAGACCTGCGCCAGATACTGTATAGTTAGAACCATCACCAGCTGTAAAGTCAAACTGTTGTAATGACACTCCAGTAATAGTAAGCTGAGCATCGTTCGAACTTGTTAATACAATACCTGCTCCTTCAGTAATAGTAATGTCATCATTTACTGAGTTTGAACCAGATAGTCTTAATTCTTTAGAACCAGCTGTGACAGATTGAATAGAGGTTGAATAAGTTGTGTTTGTGACTGTGTTGTTTATAGTAATGTTATCGGCATCAGTTCTATCAATATTAATACCTGTACCAGATACTAGATTTACATTATCAGTACTTGCGTCTGAGCCAGTCAATCTAATAGAAGCATCAGTACCAGAAACTTCTGCGGATACAGTATAAGTTGTGTTTACATTAGTATCTGTGTCTGGTTCAAAAGCTGAGTTGCTTGCGTTGTATTTTAATACTTGACCATTAGTGACTCCCGATCCTGGGATCGCAATCTGTACAGTATTACCACCAAGGGCAGTATAAAGTTCGTCAAAGTTTGCCTTTACTTTTGTACCACCATCTCTAAGGGTATCACCTGTACCATCGTTGGCTAGAGTACCAATATTTAAATCTTGTTTTGCCATTTAAAACTTCTCCTATAAATCTTGTTTTTGAGTTATATTCCAACCCAAGTCAGTCACTTGTAAGTTATTTAGGTCACCAGTTGCTCTATGTTGTTCATCTGGATTACCTAGATCTACGAATGTAGATGTAATAACTGAACCAGTTTGGTCAACTCCACCGAATAACATTATTTTTAGAGTGAAGTTGAAGGTCCATGTGACGAATCTTCGTATCTCAAAAGTTCCGTCATAATCATCTACGAAGCTAGAACTATTTAGTATTATTGGAACATCTGTTTCAGTTTCCAGAGTTGGGTCGGTATTCTTTATCTTCATTGTAAACTCTGGAGTAAAAAAGGGTAGGATTTGCTCTACTATCTGTAAACCATCTTCAGTAGTCTTAGTAAGACAATTTAATTGCATATCTAAGTTAAATGGTACAGGTGCAAAAAGTTTATCCCTTTTACCTGAGCCACCAGCAGCTGATGTCCTGTTAATTTTAAGAGTACCCATACGATTAGTTTTTCTAAGTGGGTCGTAAGATATTGCAGCCATTTCAAAAGACATACGAGGTAAGGTTGTATATTGCTGGTCTTCTAAGGTTGGATCTTGCTCTAACCTTTGTACCCACTTTTCTTTTGGACCATAAGCGATCGGTACTAGTATTTTTTGCTGAGCTGTGCCAGAGTTATCGAATCTTTCAAACTCTACATCTGAAAACATCTTACCGAAACCAATAATACAGTTCCTTATCGTCTGATGATAAAAGGGTGGTTTACCTAACATTAAAATTCTCCGAATGGATTATCTTCTGACCAAGCAACTTTTTCATTAGTAGTAGGTTGTCTTTCTGTAGCAATATCTAAGTTGTCAGCATAGCCACCTTGCTTATCTACATTCAGTTTAATAGTACAAGTTGCTGTAGCTTGAACTCCACCAGCAGGTGGTGCGTCGATAGTAATAGTAGGAATGGCATTATATCCGTTTCCTACATTAGTAATATTTACAGCATTTATTCTACCCTCTGAGTCAATAGTACAGGTAGCAGTAGCAGTAGTGCTAGGTGTACCACCTGTAAAAGTAATCCCAGGAGCAGTAGTATAACCTTTTCCAATATTAGTGACAGTTATGGAATCAACAAACATATTCTCTGTTCTTGTAGGATCTTGTGAGAAAGTTTTAAGTTCTTCAAACTTATCAATCTCAGGAACACCAGTATCAATTTTTTCAGAAGCATATTGAAACAACTCAACTTCCATTTTAAATGTATATAATTTTCCTAGTTGATAAAAAGGATCTTGGTGTTGTACAAATTTAATTTCAAACAATCCTTTAGTAAGAGGGAAATAAATTAGGTCTCCTTCGTTTGGTCTGTTAGGCACAAAGGTATTACCATGTTGCCCAACTAATTCTTGCCACCTAGATCTTGCTACAACTAGTGTAGCAGTTAGCTCATTAAATAATCCAAACTTTTGAATAAATGGACCTTGCCCACCTAAGTTATCTACATTCTCGAAATACATTTCGATAGGGAATGCTTGCTCAAACTTTGATAAGGGATCTTCACCTAAGATTTCATCTTTGGCTACCTGCGTTCTAGGAATATAAAAAACATTCTGACCATAAATTTTTAGAGACTCAATAATTAAAGACTCTATTAAATTCTGTTCAGATGCTACTCCTTGAGATATGTAAGTATTTCTGCCTGCCATTTAATTACCCTGTAAAGAACTCTAGTGGTGCACCTTTTCCTATAAGTTCGTCTTCTAGTTGTTGTATCTCGTTCATGGCTTCGTTATATATACCATCACCATCCATTGATACACCTCCAGGCAAGACTAGTCCCGAAAACTTTTTAAGATTAAGTCCCCACTGTTTCTTGAACAGGGCAGTAGTATATTTTTTCATCCATGGTTCGCCATATACTTTTGTATATTCGTTAGGATTTAATGCTTTATAAACATCAACTAAAATAAAATCTCCTATCTTTACATCACTTCGCCAGTCTAAATCGATAAACAATTTATTATGCATTCTATTGAAACGATATAAAGTTTTACCATTTAACATTAGGTCAAGCAATGATAAGTGACCCATTACAGTTGTATAGTAAACGATACTTGTAGAAGTTAAATCATACAAGTCATTTAATCTTAGTTGATATTGTAAATCAAATATGTTTCTAGAGTCGGTAGTATTAGAGAACACTGTAAATACTTTTTGAACTCCGAATATTTCATCAGTGACAGGAATATATCCATTCTCAGTATCACCTTTTGTAATAGTATTAATTACAGCAGTTGCCCCAGAACTTTCTCCAGTAATAGTTTCTCCAGCAGTAAATCCATTAGGAGCGATCTCTAGGTTATTTACTTTTTGATATATAATGTTTGACCCAGCTGAAGTTTTATGTACTACTGATTTTGCACCAGAGGTAGCACCAACGAAAGTTTCTCCTGCTGTAAAAGCATCTGCTGCAGCAGAGGTTAGTGCTAAAGTCGTACCAGTAATGTTGTGCGAGAAGTATGCTCGTTCAGTACCATTCCAGTGATTAATGTTGAAATACTCAATCGCTTCATCTAAGCGATCTTCTAGCTGTTCTTCAGCCACATTTATTTCAATCACTGGTGCACCGAGCGATCTTAATGCGTAATCTTTTAATTGTTCTCTTGTTGCTGGATTTGCCATAATACTATTTAGTTCCTTTTTATCCTCCTAGTGCGACTGACATTGCCATAGTAAAGGGTTGCATAGCAAAAGTCTGGTTTAAAGTGTCGTCATAAGAAGCAAGCACAGGAGTTAAAGTTGCTGTTGTTCCTGTTGCTAATTTAGTGAATGTTGTACTACCACCCATACCTGAATGTGTTTCGCAGTAAGGATATAATGTGCTAGGTGTATTTGCATCTACAACTAGAACCATCGTAGCACCTGATGTTCCTTGCGTACCACTATATGTCACACCTGAAGTAAGTTTAGTTCCCCCACCATGTGTACCATCTTGAGTAGCACTAAGTGCAAATAAATGTCCTGAGTGTGTACTTGATGATAAATCAAAAGTATATGTTTGACCTTGTATTAATTTTAAAGTTTCGTTTACACCACCTAAGAATGTATAATAATTATTGCTTCCATCATTATACACTGTACTATTAAAAGTCGTATCTACATTTGGACTTCCTATTGTAAGGGTAGGTACAGTTGAATATCCTGAACCACCAGCAGTTATTGTGACAGCTGTCACTTCTCCAGTGTTAGCATTTATAGTAGAGTATGCTGCAGCTGGTCGACCACCATTACTTCTTGCAGAAACTGTCGTAGTTGCTGTGGCTTGAACTCCACCAGAAGGTGGAGCTGATAGAGTGATATTAGGTGCAGTAGGATAACCTGAGCCAGAGTCGGTAATAGTAATACCACTGACTGCAAATGTATTATTATTCTGACCATCGTCAACAATAGTAGCAGTTGCAGTAGCTTGTCTTGAAGGAGTAGTAGATGGTGCGTCAATAGTGACAGTAGGAGCAGAGGTATAACCACCACCTGCATCGGACATAACTGCAGTATCTACACCTGAGTTATTAGGAAGTGGGAAAGTAATAGTCGGTGCATTTAAATACCCAGCACCACCATCAGTCACAGTAATAGATGCGATAGAGTTAGTCACTCCTGCGTTCATTTGAATCTGACCAGTTGTTTGGTCTTTCATAATCTTAGCATCGTCTAGGAATATAGTATTCCCACCAACATATAAGTTTCTCCATTTTTTAGTAGAGGATCCTAGATCGTAAGTATCATCA